GTCCCCCCCCCCTCTCCCCACTCCGTCGGTTAAATCGTCGTGTCGTACCTGCGAGGGAGTTTTCAACAGGGTGTGGAAAACTATGTGGAAAACTTTTTCTATTGTCGTGATATTTCAAACCTATTGACAAATAGCACACTCGTATGGTATACTATAGTAAACTACTACAGGAGGTGAGTGTATGGTAGACGTGAGTAAAGAGGTCTACGACTTACATACTCAACAGTTTGACAAAATCCTCGCACGACACGAGGAAACGATAATACAGTTAACAGAGTGTACGCAGAAACTTACACACATAATTTCCACGCAAGAGGAAAAGCAAAGAGACCTCGATAAGAGATTAAAAACTATAGAACATAGACCAAACGTAATACTCGAAAAGGTCTTGATAGCAGGTCTAACTGCACTCGTCTCCGTAATAGTTACTATACTATTTACAGGGAGGTAATATAACTATGTGGGAAAAAATCAAAAAGAAACTCTCCTCTCGTAAGTTGTGGGTATCGGTAATCGGTTTTGTAACTGCGTTACTCGTTGCCTGTAACGTCCCCGAGGGTAGTGTTTCGCAGGTCTCCGCTATTATTTCTGCTTTTGGTTCTCTCGTTGCGTATATTGTAGCAGAGGGATACGCAGACGGTAGCGGAAAAGGATGTGAGTAAATGGGTAGACACGATTGGTATTTTGGAGACCGTTTCGGTAAACTCGTAGACTTTTCCGACAAAAAGGCGAGTGCTATGCAGTATGTTTCCTATATGCTAAACCGTACGCAAAGTATGTTTAAGTATACAGGACTCCCCGACTCACTCCCTCAACGTAATTTGGAGTTAATGCTCCAAACAAAAGGTTATATAGTAATTCCGATACCCGATAAAGTACCTGCACTAAAGGGTAAACTTTACGCCTTTGCAGAGGGTGCGTCTCTCGGTGGCGAGAGGGACGTGTACTATATGCCTACTATATGTAACATAGCGTCCCCTGCTCTTAATTGGAGTGCGGCCCTCAAAATCGGAGAGGAGTGTATAGTAATTCCTAACGACTCCCTCTATATCGGACTCCTCCCTATGTTCTCTCGCTATGCGTCAATGTTAGCAGAGAATGACGTAACAATACGTCTCGCAGATATTAACGCACGTATTATTAACCTGCTCTCTGCTCCCGACGATAGAACGAGGAAAAGTGCAGAGCAGTACCTAAAGGACGTAGAAAACGGAAACCTCGGAGTAATTGCGGACAACGCATTTTTAGAGGGTATCAAGTCTCAACCCTACGCCTCCTCGGGTAACACTAACAATATTACGCAGTTAATAGAGTTACAACAGTACCTAAAAGCAGGTTGGTACAATGACGTAGGACTCAACGCAAATTATAATATGAAACGTGAGAGTATCAATAGCGAGGAGGCACAGTTGAACGACGATGCTCTACTCCCTCTCGCTCTCGATATGCTCCGTATGCGTAAAATAGGTTTTGATATTGTTAACCGTCTCTGCGGTTATAATATCGGAGTTGAGTTAAACGCCTCTTGGAAAGTGCGACAGGAGGAACAGGAGCAAACACTCGACGAGGTGGAAACTCCTCCCGAGGACAATTCCACGCACGTGGAAACCGAGACAGAGACCGAGGAGGTGATAGAAAATGCCAAAACTGATTGACAGTTTTCCCGAGTGGTATACCCGAGGTATATTTACTCGACTCGGTACTCTATTCCCCGAGGAGTTACCGTGGGCAAATGAAAACGGACAGACGCTCGACCAAATGTATTTCGGTAATCATAGCGGAGATAAAGAGACCTCTCCTCTGCTCGATAAGTTTATAGAGCAGAACGGAGGGAACGCTACTCCCGAGGTGCTTACCAAGGACCAGATAACTACTCTCGCTAATATCCTGTATACTCGTTACGGTGTACAATGGGATAAACTCTATAAGGTACTCTCCGCAGAGTATAACCCTATAGAGAACTACTCATTGATTGAGGAGGAGACTCCTAATATCACGAGAACGGAGACTCCTAATATCACGAGAATAGAGACTCCTAACGTAGAACGTAGTAAGACGACCTCCGCACAGAGCGACTTTACCGTTACTACTGATAGTGGTACAGCCTCTGACGTTTACGGATTTAACTCTAACTCTCCTGTACCGCAAGCAGAAACTAGCGGTAATTCTACCGTAACGACTCGAGGCGACTCAGACAAAAACGTAACTACCGAGACCGAGACCGAGACAGGCACACGTTCCGAGACCGAGACAGGCACGAGGACGGAAAGAGAGACAGGTAAACGCACTCTCACACGCTCGGGTAATATTGGCGTTACAACCACTCAACAAATGTTGGAAAGCGAGATAAAACTGTGGGAATGGAGTTTCTATGAAACAGTTTTCAAGGACGTAGATACTGTACTAACAGTACCTAAATACAATTTTTATTATAGGAGGTTTTTACACAATGATTAAAGGCGGTTACATTATGATAGACTGCGGCGGGCTTAATTTGCTCGCAAGCGAACCGCAGACAATTTCCGGACTTTATGCAAAAGTCAAAAAAGCGTACGAAATGAATAAACCTATATATGCGATGAATTGTGTTTATGGTTCGGGCGTAAAACTTTCCCCGATTTCCGTTTTTGCAATCAATGAATCGGGAACAATCATATGCACGTCGTCGATATTGCAGGTACGAGTTGCCAGTAATGATTCCGTGACAATCACAAATCTTATAACCGAATAAAGAAGGGAGTTAAAAATGGAAGTAAAACAGGTAAAAAATCTCGTCAATACTGCGACTAACGAGGCTCTCGGTAGAGAGGTCGTAGTAGCGGAGGATTTGTCTAACGTCGTTGACCTTGGCGACGAGGTGTTTAACGCTAACGCAGTAGACAAGTATGTGAAGGCTCTCGTTAATCATATTGGACGGATGATATTCGTTGACAGACCATACAGAGGCTCTGCACCCTCGGTGCTTATGGACGGTTGGGAGTTTGGCTCTGTGCTTGAAAAGGTACAGGCAGACCTACCTCTCGCTACAGAGAACGAGACTTGGGAACTCGAAAATGGAACTTCCTACGACCCTAACATTTTCTACGCTCCTAAAGTATCCGCGAAGTTCTTTAACAAGCGTGTTACTTTTGAAGTACCTATGTCCTTTACCGAGTTGCAGGTAAAGCAGAGTTTCTCCAGTGCCCAACAGATGAACGGTTTTATGTCTATGCTTTACAACGCAGTTGAAAAGGCTATGACAGTAAAAATCGACGCTCTTACTATGCGTACTATTAACAATATGACAGGTGAGACTATTTACTCCGAGTATCCCACAGGTGACTATGGTGAGTCCTCGGGAGTACGTGCAGTTAACCTCCTCTACCTTTATAACGAGCGTTTCCCCGAGGCTAACCTTACCGCAGAACAGGCTCTCACTACTCCCGAGTTTATCCGCTTTGCGTCTCTTACTATGAAAAACTATATCAAGAGACTAACCAAAATGTCTACACTCTTTAACGTAGGAGGTAAAGAGAGATTTACTCCCTCCGACCTCCTCCACGTTATCCTCCTATCCGACTTCGAGAGTTCCGCAGAGGTTTACCTCTACGACGGACAGGGGCAGTTCAACGTAGACAATGTACGCCTCCCTCGTGCAGAGACCGTCCCCTATTGGCAGGGTAGCGGTGACTCCTACGCCTTTGAGGATACGTCCGCTATTAACATTACCACCTCGGACGCTCATGTCGTTAATATTTCGGGTATTCTTGGTGTAATGTTTGACAGAGACGCTCTCGGAGTTACCAATCTCGACAGGCGAGTAACGTCTAACTACAACCCAAAAGCAGAGTTTTACACCAATTGGTACAAGTTCGACGCAGGTTACTTCAACGACCTTAACGAAAACTTTGTTGTTTTCTTCGTTTCGGATTCGGAGGAAGAGGGGTCAGTGGAGTAATTCCACTCACGTGGAAAATCAAAACCTCCCTCCCTCCTCTGTGGAGGTGGGAGGTAATTTTATAGGAGGTAATAATGCAATATATAGAATTTGCACGATTCTCGAGCGGTAATTATTCGTATGATTTTAACACTAACGTATATACCGCTATGACGAAAAAAACGACAGGTGCATTTATACCCACGTTAACAAATCCATATAAATATATTTATAAAAGTGGTGACCCTATGTATGCACGTAGTCCCAACTCGACGAGTGAGCGTACCGCCATAGGTTTCACCACAGGTATTATAGGGTCGTACAGTATAAATGCAATATGGGGTGTTGAGGATTTAACGAAAGTTAGTTATCTCGGCTCTTACGCAAATGTTACGTTAAAACGAGTTACAGGGAGATACCGCACCAAAGACGTATTTACTGCAGTTACGCATACCGTACGGTCTATAGCAAGTTCTAACCAAACAAATAACTACAGTTACGCTATGCCGTGTACGTTCACGCTAAACGGTAAATTATGTCAATCTATTTCCTTTGACGGTAGTTTTAGAGGAGGAGATACTCGCACTTTATCTCTATTGGAGGGATATTGTTATAGCGAGACCGACTCTGCATTTATAGATATTCCACGTAATGCAGTTTTTGATTTTGGTACAGGTGTAGACTTACCCGAGGTTATTTATAATTGGTTAAATACTAACGCAGACCCTATTTATCCGTATTCTTATACGATAAAATCATACGACGGTGAAACAGTATTAAACACTATAACCGAAGCACCACCAATGCAAAACGCTCTATTAAACGTGGTAGGAAATAGAAAAACTCTCACGTTAACAGGTATAAATAATAGCGAGTATATTATGGAGTGGGATAGTGAAACCCCTCCCGACAAACAATTTTTAGGTTTATCCACGTCTCCCAAGTCTAATAGACCTTTAGTGCCTGTAGGAGTTAATACGCAGGTGTCTTGGGTAGGAGAGTTAGCGTTTTACGAGTCCTACGGAACATACCGCCCACCTGCAACGACCTTCGATATTAACCTGTATCAAAACTCCGCAGAGGTTAACAGAGTAGATAAAGGACAGTTTCTTGTAGGAGTAGGCACTCTCTCGGGTGCGTTACGTGAGGAGTGTTCTATGCTTACCCCGAGTATTGTATATCAATCCTCGGACGTACCAACGTTTAACTACGTCTATATACCTATTTTCAACCGATACTACTACGTTACCTCGCTCTCCTCGGTTAGCAAAAACGTGTGGAGAATGGAGTTAAACTGTGACGTGCTTATGACGTATAAAGAGCAGATATATTTACTACAGGGAGTTATCGGTAGACAGGAGGTAGACTTTAACCCCTTACTCGTAGATAACGAGTTACCTACGCAGAATAACCCTATAGTAGAGGTTATAGATATAACGTCCGACGCTTTTAATACGCAGACATCGGACGCAGGACACAATTACGTTATTACTGTAATTGGAGCATAATAGGAGGTGATATAATGTCTAATACAGTACAGACTCCGAGTATAACGTCCTCGGGATATAACACGTTTAATATGTTCTATGCCCTCACTCGTCAACAGGTGATAGACCTGCTTACAGAGTTAAACACAAACACATTTATAGATAATATACAGTTACTTTTTGAGACTCCTATAGAGAACATAGTTAACCTCCGTGTATATCCTTTTGACGTAAAGGCTCACCACCCGGGAGGTAGTGTAGCAGGTGACGGTCCTATAATTATAAACGTGGTTACTATGGAGACTACAGGTTACTCCCTTGACCTTGTCCCCTCCCCTCCGTTCAACCTCGGTAAAATTGCAATACCTAAACACTATAACAATTTTCTCGACTACTTTCCCTACACTAAAATAGAGTTGTACCTCCCCTATGTCGATTTTGTTACCCTCGATACTAATTTAGTAATGGGTAAAACTATCTCCATAGACTACGTGGTAGACTATTTCTCGGGAAAGTGTACCGCCTTTATAAGTGTAGAGGAGACCGTAAACGCTGTTACTACGTCTAATATCATTATGGAGAGAGACGGAAATATAGGCGTAGAGGTTGCTATAGGTGGAGGTAGAGGTGCAGATATTGCTCGTAATATGCTCAAACTCGGCATAGGAGCAGGTGTCGGTGCTATCTCTATGACGGCAGGTGCGGTCTCTATGGGAGCAGGTAAAACTGCAGGTAGTGTCGGTAGTGTCGCAGGTGCGGTCTCTATGTCTGCAGGTTATCTCGCTAACACTACAGTAAACGCTATACAGGCAGGGCAAGTTCATATCACCAAGGGAGGCTCTGCTCAACCTGCGATAAACTTTTACGCTCCCCAAAACTGTTACCTTGTAATCACTCGACCCAACGTGGTAACTCCGTCTACCTATAATAAAGATTTTGGTAGACCATCAGGAAAATCGGCAGTTCTCGGGAGTCTTACCGGATTTACCGTCGTGGACTCCGTACACGTGGAGGGACTCGCTACCGCTACCTCGGACGAGGTAACAGAGATAGAGCGTCTCTTAAAGCAGGGAGTTATCCTGTAGTGTTTCACGTGAAACAATATTCCACGCACGTGGAAAATAAAAAAGATACCCTCCGTAATGGAGGGTATTTTCTTTTAGTTTGCTTTGCACCATTGGAGGTAGTTACGCATAATCTCGCCTACCTCGTTATCTTGGTAAAATACTTTATCCGTCCTAAAGAGGTCGGCAATTTTACCCTCTATCTTATATGTAGGTGAGAGTATGTTACGTCGGTAATTAGGGCGAGCGTTATACTCCTGTGAATATATAAGGTCGTTTTCCTCGTCCTTTAACGGTGTGGTCTTTCGATGGATAAATAGGAAGTAGAGTTCGTCCTTTAGTACTATTTCTCCCTGTAATATCTCCGAGTCGAAAAGGATAAAGAACGTAAACAGTATATCCCTCGGTGCGTACTTTGTAGGACAATGGGGATAAATATCCATTTCCCAAACGTTACCCTTACCTGTAATCATTTGTAGACGAGGGTTATTAAAAGCAAAGTAAACGTCCGACGGTTTAGACTTCGAGGGAGAGTCCGAGAACTCTACCGCCACACGTAAACCCGAGTCTCCGTAAGTGTATACGTCTATCTCGCCCTGTTTCATTTCCTTAACCCTGTGGAGACCCATTTCCGTAAAGTAAGGGCAGGCGTATTTATTAACCGTGTTAGCACACATAAAAATAGTTACGTCTTTCCTCTGTCGGATAATGGTTGAGAGGAGGTTTTGGAAAAGGATAAACTCATTAACGAGGTAACGACCTCTAGTCATAAACTCGTCAAAGAGTATAGTAGTAATTTTAGGAAAACTGCCCGACTTGTAGTGTTCCCACGCAGATATAGCAAAGGCAACCGCTACACACTCGTCGGTGCGTACGTCCTTTCCCTCATCGTTTAACGTAGTGAGGTAGAAACGTCCGTTATAGTAGGTAACGCCTGTATACTTACCTCCGCTCATTTTGTATATTACGTTCTCTCCATAGGCGTTTTTGGTGAGAGAGTCAAAGCACGTACGAGCGGAGTTTGCTCCTATGAAATCCTCCCCCCATCTTCGTATGATTGCCATTTGCTCCCCCGTGTCGAAAAACTTTTGTAGACCGTACTCCAAAACGGAATACGTCTTACCGTTAGAACGCTCCCCGAAAATCACGTTGTAGTGTGCTAATTTTGTGAGAATGTTCTTTAACGTGTAAAACTTTAACTTTTTACTCATTTAGTAATTTTCCACGTGCGTGGAATCCTCCTATTTATTATATTCTCTTATACCGAGTAGGTATTCAACGTAGGCGAGAGACAGGGAGAGAGTGTAATCGGTAGCCTCTAAATGAGTTGAGGAGAGTTCCTCATACTCGCATTTATTACCGAGGTAGTCCGTGAGTGTTCCCCTCTGCTCCTCGTCTATATACGTGTGCGTGTTCTTACCGCAGGGATTGTCGATTTTAACGCCCTCTGCGGTGAAAATATCCTCCCCTGTATCATTTGTCGAGGGTATGTGTAAACCCTCCTCAAACGCCTCAAAAACGCCCTCTCCGTAGCGTTTTAGGAGGTATGGTACTGCGTTATGCTTATTAACGCCCGAGACCGTTATAGAGACCTCTAACACTCCGTCTCTGTTTGGTTTTTCCGTCATATAACGCTTTGCTCCGAGAGTTTTAAAACGTGTGTACGTTCCCTCGTACTCCCATACTCCGAGAGGTTTTTCTTTACCCTCTATCGTTTTAGGTGAGATAGCGTCGTAGGGGAGACCGTGATACTTCATAGCACGACGGAGTTTATCTAATATCATAGCGTTATACTGTTCTATGTAGTCTCGGTGACGGTCTGCGTTTAATACTTTGATTGAGTCGGTGTCGGAGTATACGTAATCGTCCTTAAACTCGTAAATACCTGTAAACAGGTTTTTACGTGCGTAGGCCGTTATCCATACTCCCCACGGATAAAAGAGAAACCGCTTTTTAGAGGTATTATACCTGCGTAACGCCTCCTCAATGTTTACTGCGTTCTCGCTCCACTCTCCCTCTGAGTAGATTATCTCGTCTCGGCATATATCGGTAACTGTCATACCATAACAGGAGTTAATCATTTCCTTACTACGCAGGTACTCCTCCTCTTTACCCTCTACGCCTTTTAGTGTGGTTTTGTCTGAGTAGAGTTTGAGTATAGCCTTAACAAAATCGGTAGGTAGGTAACCTCGTTTATAACGCTTGAAGTTACCGACCTTAATATATTCCCATTTATAAAAGTTCTCTAAAATGAAAAAATCCTGTTCGGTGACGGTTGTAGTGAGACTCTCTGCGGAGACGAGTCTACCGTTATCTTCTACCCCTCCTCGCACGTTGTAGCAACGTGAGACTGAGAGAGGGTGTTCGTATAACGTGGTAGCCTCGAGACCTTTAATCTCTAAATCAAAGAGACAACAATAACAGGTGAGGTTTTTCCTAAACTCATCCTCCGAGGTAATCTCTACACGTTGTGCAGACGACATAGGGAACTTCTCCGAGAGCATTACTGCAGGGTAGGAAGAGGTGAAGTCAAACGAGGTGACGTTCTCTAACGTCTTACCAGTATAAAAGGCGTTAGCGTGAGTAAAACCTCCTTGAAACGCTCTCTTTAGTTGCTTGTACTCGTCAACCTCTAACTGTAAACCCTCCATTAAACGAGAATACTCGAGGAACTTCCAACCGTTTTTCTTATGTGACCTACCCTCGTACATACAGGAGTTACGGCAATACCTACGGACGTACCCTGTCTTGGTGTAGGGTATACGTGTTATATCTCCGTCGGTCTCTATACGTTCCTGTATATAGTGCATAACTACTCGCACGTCATTAACGCAGTAGCCTAACTCTTTACGTGTGAGAGGTGTTTTACTGTGGCGTAGGAGGGAGTAGTCGAGGTCTCCTACCGTCTTTTTAACGGGGTATTTACGTAGCTGTTTACCGAGCATATCGAGAGAGTAACCCGAAAGTAGATAACTACATCTAAACTCTATTCCCTCCGTAGTTACTGCATAAATAGGTTTACGTCGCTCTATAGAAAAGACTTTCTCCCATTGGAGACGCTTACGTAAAAACTGAAACTCAAAACCGAGGTTATGCACGTAAATAACGAGGCGACGGTCTGTAAACGTGTGCAGAGTGTCAGTAAGTGTTTTGTAAACCTGTATGAACTCCTCCCACGTTCTACCTATTATAACCGCTCCGTTTAACCCGAGAGTCCACTCGTACATAATAGCGTGTTTTTCTCCGTTCATATAAAACGAGGTGGTCTCAATGTCAAACGAACAGGGTACGTTGTAATATACCTGCTTTTTGTTATTGGTTACTGTCGGGGCGTTTTCCACGTGCGTGGAAATAACCTGCTCTATATCGGAGGGGTTATGTATTACCACCTCTGATTTTGAAAAATCTCGCATTACCGCCATAACGTCCCTGCTCCTGTTGCTCTTGCGACTCGTAGTCCTCTCCCATTTCTATAAGGGTACGGACTACGGATAAATCTAACTGTGAGAGGTTAGAGAGGTCTCGTCTATCGTCGGGGAATAGTTCTTGATAACGTGCTATCTCGTCCGACGTTAACTGTTTAGCGTTACTCTGTTCCTTACGTAAATACCTCTGCGTCTCGGTAGAACCGTAGGATTTATGTAACGCTTTCTCCGATTTTGCTATACCTCTATACGCTCTCCAAAAGGCTCTCTCTGCCTCCTCGGAGTCAAACTTACCCCCAATACGTTTATACACTTGTGCCTGTTTAGCTTTCCATCCCCTGACCGTGGAGGTCTTAGCTTTGAGGAACTGGGTAACACGCTTAAACTCGTTTTGTAGTTGACCTTGGTTTTTACGTGCTACCGAGAAGTTACCTACCTGCATAGCAGTTTTATAAGGTCGTGACTCCGTTCCCATAGGTGTGTTCTCTAAACGTCGGAGACGCTTATTTGCTGCCGATGCTAACTGAGAAACAACCTTAGCGAGTTCCGCTCTCGACATTTTCGCTACATCTTTACTTGTTAGCGTCATTAGTTCGTCAATACGTGACATATAGTCCTCCTGTCTAACTCTAAACCGAAGAACATATATACGAGTAAAATAGAGGCGTTATCTATTTTACCCTGCTCAAACTTGTATATGTTCCACGGAGTATAACTACATTTACTTGCAATCTCTTTTACAGAGATACCCTGCTCTTTCCTAAACTCTCGGCATATTCTACCTAACTCTTTTAACTGCATTTACTGCCCTCCTATAAAGACAGGCGGTTACTATTTCACGTGAAATAATTACCGCCTGTATGTTAGTTTACTATGCTACTGTTAAAACGGTAAGTCGTCATCCTCGTCGTCCTCGTCGTCCTCGTCGTCCTCGTCGGAGTCGTCCTCGTCGGAGTCGTCTATTACTTCGTAATCGAGTATCATTACCGCAGGGTAACAGTTACCCTTTTTGTCCGTAGTTACGGTGAGGAAACCTGCATTTACGTTAATCTCAAACGCACCCTCGAGGTCGGGGTGTTCGTTCTTACGGAAACGGACGTTATAGTATACGTTGTCGTATTCCTCGTCCTCGTTCTTTGCCCCCACGGAGGTGGAGTAGGACATAAACGAGGTCTTTTTGTAGTTGACCTCTCTACCCCATACTCGCATACGTCCGCAAACGTCCGCCCACGATTTAGGACGCTTGGGAGCGGTCTTTTTTGCCTTTGCGGTGGTCTTTGCCTTTGCGGTGGTGTTCTTTGCCTTTGCGGTGGTCTTTGCCTTTGTAGAGGCGTTTTTCTTTGTTGTAGCCATATCTGCTACCTCCTATAATAAAATATTCTGCGTGTTGAGTCTCGGGGATTGTAACCGTCTCTCTGTCCGCATTACCACCTCCGTGGAGGAGGTGTTACTCTGCTAATCTTATGGGCAACACTAAAGCTTGCGCCGTGCTACTTTTAATAATAAGCGGTTTTAATGCCCCTCTATATTCGATTTTAACCGCCTCTCCTTTGAATGCTTTTAGAGCATCCGACAATAGAACCGGGTCAAATCCGAAAACTTCGGCGGGTTCGTCTTCCGGATAAATTTTAGACGTGTCGAAAAATTCTCCTTCGGGTTTTCTGTATATACTCGCTCCCGTTGCCGTTCTAATCTCTATTTCTTTTTCTGATTCAGTAATAACGGCAAATACATCGGACCTTTTCAGTTTGCTTGTTATGGGTAATAACATTTCTCCTTCTGCTTTACAGTCATTGATTGATAGTGTAATATAACCGGCCTTGTAACCGTCTAATGCTTCGGCTTTGGCGGTATCTCCGACATAGGTCAATTTGATAAATTCTAATATCGGTCTTGTTCCTCCCTTCTTGGCAACAAATTGCTTCGCAAATTCTTGCATTTTGTTGTACTCTTCGTAACTCATTGTAATAGTCATGGTATAACCTCCTAAATTTTATTATGCGTAGTGAGTGTCGGGGATTGTAACCGTCTCTCTGTCCGCATTACCACCTCCGTGGAGGAGGTGTTACTCTGCTTAATAGTAGTAATTGAAATTATGTACTGCTGCCGCTACGCCTTTGAGGAGTCCCTGTTCTCTCTCCTCGTAATCGTTCCATATCGCATTACCCTTTGTGAGTGCTGATACTGTCAAACCCTGCAGGTTATCTCTAACTAATATCCACTCCTCACCGTCTAATACTGTAACCTCAACCGAGTAGTTAATACCTGTGTCGTAATCGTTGGTGAGGACTATTCTCTCGGAGGTGTTTTCTACTACTCTCCACTTTATAGAGGTATTGGTATTCCCCTCTTTTATCGTTCTCATTATCTGTTGTTTTGTCATTGTGTTGACCTCCTGTATAGTATG